CAGGAACAGAAGCCACGCTGTACCCCGGTGAGGTTCACATGATGCTCATTGACCCAATTGCAGCCGAGGACGCTTTCCGCAACAAGCTGCGCGAGTTTGGACTTGTTCCGCCTGACCGACTGGACGGTTCCGGCAAGCTGACCCGCATCGACCTTGACGGCAAGAAGCCAGGCAACAAGTACGGATTCTGCGTCTGGCACTCCGATGGAATCCCGAGCGGAGCCTATGGCCACTGGGCAACCGACAAGAGCGACTGGGAAACCTTCTGCGCGGTGGACATCCGTGAGATCTCCCCCACCGAGTATGCCGAGCACAAGCGGAGATTGGACGCCGCTAGGGCCGCGCGCGAGCTCGAAGCGCGGCTAGTGCGCGAGCATGCGGCGGCTCGGGCGGATGAAATCTGGGGCGAGGCCACGCCGTGCGCGGAGCATCCGTACCTGACGCGTAAGCAGGTCAAGTCCCACGAGCTGCGCGCCTACAAGGGCCGGCTGGTCGTGCCGCTGCGAGACTCCGAAGAGGCAATGCGTTCTCTCGAATTCATCGACGACGCTGGCGCCAAGATGTTCCTGGCCGGTGGCCGCAAGGCCGGCTGCTGGTTCATGATCGGAGACCCGGCCGAGGTGATTTGCATCGCCGAGGGCTACGCCACCGCAGCGAGCGTCCACGAGGCGATTGGCCACGCCGTGGCGGTTGCCTTCGACTGCGGGAACCTCGCGCCAGTCGCGCGGGCGCTGCGTGAGAAGTACCCTACAGCGAAGATCGTCGTTTGCGCTGACGATGACATCGCAACGAAGGGCAACCCAGGCAGGACGGCGGCCGAGAAGGCGGCCAAGGAAGTAGGCGGCGTGGTGGTGGCGCCCGAGTTTGCCAAGCGGCCTGACGGGGCCAGCGACTTCAACGATCTGCAAGCAGCCGAAGGCGTCTCCGCGGTCATGGATTGCATCAACTCCGTGCTGTCCCTGGATGGCGGCCCCATCGACGCGGAAGACCTGTTCCCGATGGTCATGCAGGAGATCCTTGACCGCAAGGGCGGCAAGAGCAAGTCGACGCTTAGCTTCGGGATCCAGTCCGTTGACCGCATGACCAACAAGATGCGCCGGGGATACGTGACGGTCATGGCCGGATTGCCCGGAAGCGGGAAGACGTCCGCCGCGCTCGGGACGTTGATCTACAACGCCCAGCACGATGTTCCCTGCATGTTTTTTTCACTGGAGATGGACCGCATTGACATCGGGATTCGCTGCCTATCGCAGAATTCAGGAGTGCCAGCCGTGCACCTGTTCTCCGACGAAATCAAGGAGGACGACGAGCGTTTGCGCTGGTCCGACGTAATCAGCGCCAACGGGCGCATGGAAAAGATTCTCCTCACCCTCGACGATCGCATGGTCTCTATCTCGCAGCTCGAAGAACAGGCCCACAAGTGGTTCCACAAGAAGGTCAAGGCGGCCGGCAAGACGACAGGACTCATCGCGATCGACTACCTCGGCCTGATTCGCTCCGACGAAACTTCACAGAATAGAAACCGAGAGGTGGCTAGCTTCTGCCACAAGGTCAAGCAGCTGGCGAAGGATCTCAAGGTGCCCGTGATGCTGCTAGCACAGCTCAACCGCGAGGCCGCCAAGCGCGGGGGAGAGCCGGAATCATCCGACCTGCGCGACAGTGGAGAGATCGAGGCGATGGCGGACTTGATTATCTTCCCCTACCTCCAGCCACGCGACGAGGAGGGAAGGATCATCGAGGCGGATGCCAACGCGAGCCAAGCGGAAATCGCTAGCCACGTCGACAAATGGATCGTGCGGAAGAATCGCAATGGAGCGAAGGGAGCTGCGCAGGTGAAGTGGAACACCGAGATCATGCAGTACACAAGCACAACGCGAGACCAGCCAGACCAGCACGACACTAGAACCAACTGGCAAGACGGAGAAAGACCATGATCACCATGACCACGTCCCACATCTTCCAGCACCACCTCCCCGGCTTCGGCTGGTTGGACGCCGAAAACCCACCGCAACCGAAAGGGCAGATCGAGGATCGAGCTGTGGACCTGTACCGAAAAAGCCAGGCGGCAAAGAAGAAAGTCATCAAGCGAACGGTCTGGGAGGAGGAGGTGAAGGTACCATGACAGAGCAGCAATACAGCCGAGAAGGCGTGTGGCTAGGCGAGGCGGTGTCCCTTGGTGACGACGGATGGGATCACGCTATTCCGGATTGCCAAGAACGAGTCCCACCGAAAGTACTTGAGTACATCGCGCGCCGGTGTGCCAACGGCGAGCCAGTGACGTTCCCAAGTGGATTCGCTGGGCATATCCTTCACGGAGCGGTGTACGTCGCCATCCAAGAAGCTGACTGCGAAGGCGGAGGACAGCGTCGGCAAGTGGCCGCGTCGATTTTGATGGGGCTAGCAGCCACGGGATGGTTTAGACCATGACGTCCACCGCCGACCTCACCCCCGAAGAGCGCGAAATCTACGACATCGAATACCGCTCGTGCGGGATGCGAACACACGCCGAGTGCGCCGCCCAGGCGGACGCTACCATCACCCGAGCAAGGCAAGCCTTCGGGGCCGATGTGCACAAGCACGGCTGCTGCGGAGGCTCGACGGCCAAGCAGCGCCCCGGCTACGCACACATCCAAGCGATTCCAACCAACGCGCCCGAACTCGTCGCTGCCGTGATTCGCGAAGCGTGCACCTGGGCGCAACTCGCCGAGGACGCATTCTACAAGCCGCGCGGGGCAAGCGCTCGCCAGTGGGCCGTCGTGGCGCTGTCCAACGCCCCGGCGGTAGGGCATGGCCTGGTAAACATCCTGGGGCCTGGGCGCGCGTCGGACATGCTGCGATTGGCGAAACACAATGCGTGCTACATGGCGGACAGTCTGCGGAAGCGGGCGCCACTGGCACACGACGCGGCGTTGAAGTTCGGCGGGGAACTGCGATTGGAGTGGGCGCCGTGAGCCTCGCCCTCGCTATCCTCGGAGCCACCCTGTGCCTCACCCACTGCGGACCAGCTCGCGCTAGCGACGCGTCAGACGCCCTGGCCGCCTTGTGCCCCGCCCGCCACGCAATCGCGCCTGCGGTAGAGGCTGCGGCGGTTGAGGCTCGGGTTGACCCAGTGGTACTGATCGCGATGGCGAGGGTTGAGTCATCGTGCGACCCGAGCGCGGTCAACCGGAGAACCGGGGCGCTTGGCTGGCTCCAGGTTATGCCGGGACGAAGCGCGGACCCTGACCACCTGGAGGCCGAAGAACTGTTAACCCCAGGGGTTAACGCCATGCTTGGGGCGCGACATTTGCGAAAGTGCATCGACCTATGCGGCTCGCTGGTCGCTGGTCTCCATGTATACCACGGCGGCAAGCACTGCCGTGACTGGCGCGGGGACCGATACGTCAAGCGGGTGCTGGAGCTCGTGGCGCGTGCCAAGCGGGCGATTGCGAAAATGCGGGAGGGGCGAAGCTAATGCTCGCCCTCCTTGTCATCTGGTATCGCCGGTACATTCGCCGCGACTGTTACGGGTGCGGAGGAAGCGGATGCGAGGAATGCGGAGGGACGGGGAAACGTAGGTGTTGACAGTTGGCGAGTGATGACCTACAGTCATCGCATATGGACTACGCCAAGGGGATTCGCAAGGCGAGAGAGAAGGCCAAGCTCTCACAGAGGGCGCTCGGGAGGGCCATCGACATGGATCCAGGTTTCGTGAACATGCTGGAATCTGGAACGCGCCAACCAAGCGTCGGCACCATCGACAAAATCGCGAGAGCGTGCAACGTGATGGGGCTGGAGATATTCGAGTGGTCGGCGCCCAAGAAGATGGTCAAGAAGGGAGCCCGGAAGCCATGAGCCTAACTGGACTCGTTCCTGCTGAACAGGAGCCTCGACACGTCGGAAAAGACGACAAGCGGTGGTTCTACGTGAGGAGGAAAATCTGCAACTTCCTGATCGAGCACAAGGGAGGAGACGGAGTCTCGGACATCCAGATCCCAACGATGGCCATTCGGCGCGGGTTGTTCGCGATGGACATGCAACTGGCCAAGCAGCGTGCAGCGAAGGCGCGCAAGCGCGGAGCCAAGAAAGGCGCCCGCTGATGCCCACCCCACACGCACCGAGACCATCCGCCGAGGGATGGACGGCGAACTCAAGGGGGTGACGGTGGAGAGTGCGCCGCCTGCCCTCGCCCACGCCGAAACCGCACTGCGCGACAACGCCGGATGCCGGGGGACTCCCAGCACCGCCAACGCGCTGACGGGCAACGACTGCCGGGTGCTTGCCGAGGAGTTGGATAGGCTGCGAGACGAACTCACCGAATACAAGGCGAGCGCTGAGCGCTGGCAATTGAAGTGGGCCGAATCATGCGCCGACTACCACGAGGCAGACAATCGGGCCAACGACCTGCGCGCCGAACTCGACGCCGCCAAGGCCGAACTCGCCGCCATCTGGTCCATGGCCATGCTCGCATCCATCAACGCGGGCAAAGGCACGATGGGCAACTCGGCGCTGGAGACGGTCGAGCGGGTGCTGGCAGAGCACGCGCGCAACGGAGCATGCCGTATCTGCCTCAAAATACTTGAGAGTGAGCCCGAGGCGCTGACGGCGTTTCTGTGCGCCCCATGCGATGCCAAGATTGCGGCCAACGCACAGGCAGCGCGGGAGCTGGCGAGGGTGAGGGAGCTGTTCGAAGACGACGACGGCGCGCTCTATGCACTCGTCGAACTTGACCTGACGGATGCAGAGAGAGGAGAGCTGCGCAGGCTGCTGGGGATTGGGTGACGTGACAACACCGGCTAGGGCGAGATCGTGCGCAAGATACGCGCAGATCGTCAGGCAACCCGGCCGCGTGCGAAGTCTTACCCGAGAAGAAATCGCGCTAGCATACCCGGCGAACGACGTCGCTAAGGACAGCCGACTTACAACCTCATACCGAGGCCCGTGTGACAAGGGGCCAGACCAAGTCTTCATCTACGGTCTTGCGGATCCACGCGACCACGTGATCAAGTACGTCGGCAAGACGTCCCTAGAACTTGGAGCGCGGCTCGACTGGCATATCAAGGAACCTACGAGCCGAGCCATGGAGCGATGGCTTGGGGATCTGTGGCTGCGTGGAATTCGTCCCGAGATTGCCGTCCTTGAGGTGTGCCACGTTTCGAAGTGGGAGAATTCCGAGAGGGTTTGGATCGCGCGCATGCGCAAGGTCGGATCGATCTTGAACGTTGAACACGGTGGCGAGTCGTGCCACCATGCGAAGTGAATGCACATCACGGGCACCATCGACGGGAGAAGACCGCCAGTGGCTCGCCCACATCACTCCGAGGGTCGCGCTGGGCGGGACATGGGCACGCGAGTAGACGCAAGCTCATTCGGGCAGGTCAACACCTGGGACGAAGGGCCGTCGGGCCCGCACTGCCGGTTACCAGGTTAGCAACGTAGACGCCAGACACCACCACGACCAAGGACGACATACCCAAGCACGCGACTCGGTTTCTCTTTTCAGAGCAGCTGAATCCGGACGGGCAGGGTGTGTCTTGTGGGCGGATAGGGGCGCCGTTTGCCTACATGTGCCGTGGTCGCATTCGCACGGCTCGGTGCGCTGGATGGCGCGGCAGAGTCCAGGTAATGGGCGCTCGGCTTGCGCTCATGGCGGGGAGCTTACCTGGACGTGACATTGTCTATCCATGGCGGGGGGCCATGACGCTGAGAACAGCGGCGTAACAGCCGCGCCTGATGGCATCAAGAAGGTGCCACGTGGAAAGCCATTCCCAAAGGGAAAGAGCGGGAACAAGGGCGGTCGTCCAAAGATGCCAGAGGACGTCAAGCTGGCATTCAAGCGTCTCGATCGCTTGGCCATAGATGGCCTTGCGGCAATCCTTTCCGATTCTGAACACCCGCGTTTCGAACAGGCGTGCGAATACGTGATCGACCGTAACCACGGCAAGTCTGTCTCGACGATGGAACTCACCGGCAAGAACGGCGGCCCGCTTGAGACGGCCGACGTGACCGAAAGGGTCGACTCGCTCAACAGCGAGCAAGCCGCCAAACGCATGGCCGAGTTGATGGCCAAGATGACCGCAGCCAAGGCCACGGGGGAAGCGGCGCCCGATGGTCCCAAGTCCTGATCTGTCCAGGCTGACGCCAGACGAGCGCAAGGAGTGGCTGCGGCTCCTAGAGAAGCAATACGGCGGCGAGGGCTTTGACCCATTCATCCGCCGGGTAGCTCCCCATGAGCCACCACCGCGCCATCTGGCGCCCATCATCGCGGCCCTTGAGCGCGCACGCGCCATCGGCTCCCAGCGAGTGTGCCTGTCGATGCCCCCTCGACACGCCAAGTCGACGACCATCCGCCGTGCCATCGCATGGTGGCTGAGCAACCGCCCCGCCGACTCATGCGCCTACGTGTCCCGCACGTGCGACGGCGCCGAAATCCAGTCGCGGAAGGTTCGCACTCTTGCCCAGCAGATTGGGATCAAGCTAAAGGCCGGGTCGCAGCGCGACGACCGATGGGAGACGGTCCAGGGTGGCGGTCTCATCGCCTGCGGCATCGACGGCATGCTCACCGGCAACCCGATCACTGGTCTGGGCATCATCGACGACCCGATCAAGTCGCGCGCGGAGGCGAACAGCGAAGCATATCGTGAACGGGTGTGGGACTTCTTCAACGACGTCCTGATGACGCGCCTTGAGGGGCCCGCCTCGGTGTATGCGATTCACACTCGGTGGGACATCGACGACTTGATCGGGCGTTTGCTGGCCGAGGGTGGGTGGGAGGTCATCAATCTGCCCGCGATCGCTGAGGCGCATGACCCGATTGGCCGCGAGCCGGGCGAAGCCCTATGGGAAGAGCGGTTCGGCGTCGAGCGCCTGGCCAAGATCAAGAAGCGCAACGAGTTCACGTTCGAGAGCCTGTACCAGGGTAAGCCGTCTCCCAAGGGGGCGCGCTTATTCTACGGGCCGGCTTGCTATTACGACCCCAAGGATCCAACCCTCAAGGGCATGCGTGGCTTCCACGTGCTGATCGGTGCCGACCCTGCGGCCAGCGAAAAGACGACCGCCGACCACACCGCGGCGGTCGCCATGGCTGTCCAGGGTCCATTCGACAACCCGACGATCTACATCCTTGACGTGTACCGCGAGCAGGTCGAGGTGCCCAAGCAGGCGCGTGACCTTCTGGCGTTCCAGCGTCGCAACTACGGGGCAAAGCTGTGGGTCGAGGCCGTGGCGGGATTCAAGGCCGTGCCCCAGCTGCTGCGCGACTTGGCCAAGGGCGTGCTGGTGGGCGAGATCAACCCGCGGGGAGACAAGAAGCAGCGCGCGGAGCGATTTGCCAGCGCTTGGAACGACGGCCGGGTGTTGCTGCCCAAGACCGACCCGCATCTCCCTGGCGCTACTGTGGCGCCGCCGTGGGTGGGGCCGTATGTCAACGAGGTGATGCGGTTCACCGGCAAGGCTGGGGCAGAGGACGACCAGGTCGACGCGAGCGCAAACGCATTCAACGAGATCCCAATGCTGACGATGGGAACGCAGCGGCAGTCCGTCGAGGATGACACCGCGTATGGGTGACGCTGGCGGGACAGCGCGCCCCCGGCCCCACAATGGCGGCATGCCCGACACCGCCCCCGCCGCGACGGGGTTCCCGTCTTCCGTCACGTATTCGGCGATAAACGCCAAGCACCCCACTTACGACGGCTCCTACCTGCGCAGGCTCAAGGCATTCTACAAGGGCGGAAAGGCATTGCTGCGCGACCCAGAGCTGATGGCTGCGGTGTTCCCGCGGTATCGGGATGAGTCGGACAAGGTTTACGCCCAGCGCTGCAGCCGGGCCTTCTACCTGCCCTACCCCAACGAGATCCTAAACTTCATCGTCGCGAGCCTGTCGGCGGAGCAACTGGAGGTCGCACGGAAGGCGGCAGGCGGGGAATCGGAGGCCGCCGACCTAGATGGGTGGTGGAAGAAGTTTTTCGAGGACGTCAGCCCGGCCGGCGGCAAGTCGTGTTCGATCCATGACTACACCAAGGCGGCTATCCTGGACGCGCTCCAGTGCCGAGTATCGTGGCACCGGGTAGACCTCCCTATTCGCGGTGAATTTTCATCGATCGCAGATCAGGAAAACGCCGGGGCGCTCAACGCCTACGCCGTGGCGCTCGATGCGGAATGCGTGATCGACTGGGAGGAGGACGCATCCGGCGAGTTGACCATGGTGGTGACCCATGCGTGCGAGAGCAAGCGCGCCAGCCTTGAGGCGGGCCGGGACATGGTCACGGAAATCTGGCGCGTCTACACTTCCGCCGCGTGGGCTCGATACGAGATCACCCACAAGAAGGACGAGACCCTCGACGGCAACAAGCTGATCCAGCTGGCCAAAGATGGCGCGCATTCGTTCGGCCGCGTGCCAATCGTTCGTCTCGACGTGGGCGATGGGCTGTGGGCGATGGACAACATCGAGGCCACGATCCGGACGCACTTCAACGTCAACAGCGCCCGCATCTGGGCGATGCTGGCCGCGCTATTCCCCGAGCTCTACGAGTTTCTCGGGCCAGAGGACGCGGCTGGCTCGGCGGTCATTGGCGAGAACCAGAAGGACGTTGGGCGCGCAAAGAGGCAGCGCCGCGGCCAGGGGTTTGTGCAGGAGCGCGGGAAGGACGACGACGCGCGATTCGTTGGCCCTGACACCGCTCCGTTCTCGGAAGCGCGGGAAACGGTCGGGGACCTGCGTACAGAAATCCACCGGGTCACGCATCAGATGGCCCTGGCGGCGGATAACTCGGCCGCAGCCCTGCGGCGTTCGGCGGACAGCAAGGGGCACGACAAGGCCAGCGCGGTTGTGGTCTTCGAGGCGCTTGGCCAAATTGCGCGCAAGTTCACCGAGGACTTGTGCGACATGGTGGCGCGCGGTCGACAGAACGCCGACCTGGTTGGAAAATTCCAGGCCAATGGGATGGCCAAGTTCGACGCCATCAGCGCGGACGCTGAGGTCGAGCGAAGTGTGAACCTTGAGCAGGTCTCGATTCCATCGCCGACTTTCCAGCGACTGCGCAAGCTCGAATTGTGCAAGGCTGTACTGCCTGACCTCACGACAGAGCAGATCGAGGCGATCGAGGATGAGCTTGAGGTCGCCATCACGGCAGAGTCGCTCATGGTGCCCGAGAAGACCGACGCGGTCGACGTGGGGAAGCCGAAGGACGGGGAGGAAGACGATGCGGAGGGGGACGCGGGGGCAAGCGGGGAGCCTGGCGGGAAGAGCGGGGCGGCTGCGGTAGCTTAGCGAGACAGCCGGAAGGGACGCCGGCTTAGAAAACAGCACGGGAGGAACGAATGGGAGAGCACAAGGAGAACACGGACGCACTCATGGCGGCCACGATTCCGCCGTTGTTGCCTATTGGACACGCGGTGGCAACGCAGTTGCAGATTCAGGTCATCCCGAGCCGAGGGGTGGTGTTGCTGCCGGCAGAGCGAATCAGGACCACCGACGATGGCCAGGTGGAAATCTATGTTTCGTCGACCAGCCCAGGCGCACAGGGCGACGCGGAGGCAGGCACCCTCAGTTGGCAATTCCCCCCCGCAGGTGTCTCCGTTCATGAGTTCGGCAAGCAACTTCCGCCCGAGCGATGCGATGTCGCGATCTTCCTTGGGACAGTTGCGCAGGACACGCTCGACAAGGGCATCGTTGGGCCAAGCGGAAGGGCTGCGGCGCCAGCGTTGTCGACGGCTTTGCACACCATCATCATGCGGATGCCGCTGGTTGAATGGCAGGTGCAGCACCTGGGGAATCTGCGGGGGGTGCAGTCGTGAGGCCAGCAGTGAGGCGCGATGTCGTCGCGCGCGCGTTGGAAATCCTGAAGGCCAACGGATGGAAAATGCAGGAGAAGTTTGTTCTTCTGGATTCCCCGGCGCGTATTGAAGCCGAAAAGCGAGGTGCGGGATGAAGAAGCGCGTCGCCTGGAAGGTTTTTAAGCGCGTGGTCGAGGGGCAGCCTGAGCTGGAACTCTACCGTCAGCGTCCCCTGGGCTACCGCGAGTGCACACATCGAAAAGGGACCATCGCCAAGGCGGTTCGACTGGTTCACAGGATCATGGGGAGGGCGCTCGCGGCCGGTGCTTACCCGGAAGGCCAAGCGATCATCAACGACACGGACATGAGTTTTGCGAGCGACTGGAGCAAGATCGCGAACGGTCAGATGGTCACGAATCGCGCCCGACGCCACCCGCATTTCGTGCGCACGCGGTACTACTACCCGCGCGGAACGTCGATGGTCTCACCGAAGATTCACTGGGAGAAGAACGAGCGATGAGCGCATTCGACGAGAAGCTAGCCAGATGGAAAGACCGCGCCCCGAAACCGCGCAATCCGAAGCGCGACAGATGGTTTAGGACGACTGGAAAGCGCACTTCAGACTCCAAATTCCGTGCTCACGTTGAATCGGTTAAGGAGTCGAACCGTAGAGCGCACAAGGTAATACCGCAGTAATCCATGACATCCACCCGAGACCAAGTCTTCATCGCACTCGACCACGTGGCCCAAAGCCTCAACGGGCTGGAGGCTCCTGTCATGCGCGCCATTCTTCCCGTGCTCCACAAGGCGCACGATGAGGTACAGCGCGAGTTGCGCCAGTGGATCTCTCGGCAGAACGGCAGCCACACCTTCACGGCCCAGCGCCACCGCAACGTGCTGGCCAGTCTTCGGCACGGGCTCGACATTCTCGACAGTACGGGCGGGCTTCTCGAAAAGGCGCTCAAGAAAGAGTTCGCCAACCACATCGGCCCGCTGTCTGTGCGCAACCTCAAGCACGAGTGGGAGATGTTCGGTGCCATTTTCGAGGGGAGCGTCCAGCCGCTCGCCATCCAAGAGGCCGTCGTCATCGCAGAGGGCAAGAAGCTGCTGTGGCCGCAATTCAAGTCGAGCGCAGCCAGGTACGCGGGGGAGATCGGCGAACGGGCACAACTGCAGCTCGCGATCAGCCGGATGCGCTCGGAGACCATTCAGGAGTTGACGAACCGCCTGCAGCGCCACTTGCCCGACGTGTTTCGGTCGAACCGATGGAGCGCGGAGAGGCTGGCCAGAACAGAAACCATGTCGGCCTACAACACCGTGCACCGCCAGGGCATCGAGGAGGCGCACAGCGAAGATGGGGAAATCCGGTCACGCTGTGATGCCAGCTACGATTGGAGACGTTGCCCCATGTGCGGATCCATGGACGGCCAGGTCATCAATCGCTCCAAGGGTGAGAAATTCCACGCGGTCTGGACCACGTTCAGCAAGAAGCGCGGCATGAGGCAGCACCACATGGAGTTTGAGAACATGCCATTTCATCCGTGCTGTCTACCTGGGGACAGCCTCGTAACGTCCGGTAGTAGGGTCTCTGCCGTTAGTAAGCGTTGGTACGATGGAGATCTCGTCATCGTCCGCACTGCCAGCGGCAAGCACCTCGCCAGCACCCCGAATCACCCGATACTCACGGATCGAGGATGGGTTGCGTCTGGACTCTTGCACGTAGGATGCAACGTAGTCTGCAACCCCGGAATCGATGGGATGGGATCTGGTGACCACAAGCATGAGCACGTGCCAACCCGCATCGAGCAGGTAGCGGATGCGTTCCGGTCCTCTGGCGAGATGGCGCCCACTGAAGTGCCAGTATCCCCCGAAGACTTCCACGGCGACGGGGAAGGCTCCGAGGTCGCAGTTGTATGGGCCAATCGCCTGCTGTTGAATGCATCCGATGTGTCGATCCGTGAGCATCTTCATGAGATCGAGTTCGAGCGGACTCACGGTGGACAAGCGTTGCTGACGCGTGAGAGCCTTGAGCGCGCGCTCATTGAGAGTCTGCTTTCTCCCTTTCGCAGCATCGTGGGCAGCGGCGCACCTGGCATCGCGCTCATGCTGGCTCATTTGTCGCATCGACACGATGTTGGCTTCGGACTGTCCTCGGATATGCACTCCGGCTTGGGTCAATCGTCTTCTGACGGAACTCCTTTCTATGCCGAATCTCTTGGAGAGCGACAATTCGGACTCGCCGGACACGTATGCAGAGACCAGGGCAGCGTCATCGACAATTCGGCGTCCGTTGCGTCGGGGAACACCGCAGGCCGCGAGGCGATTTCTGACGAGTTCTATGGAAACGTCAAGCCCGTCGGCGATCTCCCTCATGGTCTTTCCCGAAGCGTATTCTTTGACAATGTTGTCAGTGTTCAGAGGCAAAGTTTTCATGGTTTTGTCTACAATCTCCAGACTTATGACGAACATTATACAGCAAACGGCATCGTTGTACACAACTGCCGATGCAATGAAACAATCTGGCGCGAATCGTGGGCGAAGTACGCCCGCAAAGATCAGGTAAGTGGCGGCCAGGACATGGCCGCATAGCAAACAAGCACAGGAGGAAAGACGATGTTTCGACGAAGACTCAGCAGCATGATGTGGCCCGCACTGTTCGCATTCAACCGAGCCCCCGATAGCGATGGAGGCGGCGGTGCAGCGGGCGGCGCGGCCGGCGGGGCAGATGGAGGGGCTGCGGGGGAAAAGCCTTTGACCCGCGCCGAAGTGGAGGGGCTTGTGGGCGGCATCGTCAGCAAGCACATCAACTCGCGCGGCTTCGTGGAAAAGCTGCGCTCTGGATTGGCGACGGCCGACGACGTGGGCGGCATCAAGAGCATTCTGGAAGAGCTGCGGGCCGGGAAGAAGACGGGCGACGGCGAGGGAGCGGCGGACGAAGGGAAGAACGCAGATCCCGAAGTGGCCAAGAAGATGTCCAAGATGGAAGAGCGCCTTGTCGCAGCGGAAAGGAAGGCCAAGGCATCAGAGGATGAGGCGCTGCAGATGAAGACCGAATCCGCGAAGGAAAAGGAACGCGGAGCGCTCACGTCGGCCCTGCAGGGCAAGATCAAGCCTGCGCTTCTCCCGGCCGCCGTGTCCCTGCTCTACAACGAGCGCCACATGATCAAGCGCAACAAGGACGGGGACATCGTGTTCGAGATGAAGCGCAAGGACTACATCGACGAGCTGACGGTGGAGGAGGGCGTGCTGGAATGGCTCACGACTCCCGAGGGCAAAGAGTACGTGCCCCCGGTAGTCGCAGGGGGGACCGGCGACAAGGACGGGGCCAAGGATGGAGGCGGGCGTAAGGGCATCCTCGACAAGATGACCACCGGCACCGCCGATGAGCGCACGAACGCCGCGCTCAACGTGATCGCCCTCGGATAGCTCCTAGGGCTCGAATTCAGCGCAGAACGCCCGTCAGGCATCCCCTGGCGGGCGTTTCTGCGTTTGGCCTTAAGGTGGAAGGTACGGGCCATTCCTCACGGGGTGGAGCGACGCAGGCACAGCGTCAGTGCGACGGCGAAAGCCGACGTCAGCGCGACGACAAGCGCGGAACAGCTCCACCCACTTTTGCGAGGGAATCATGGCTACTGATCAGACCGTTACCTATGCGACAAGGGGAGCGGCATACGCGACCTTGTTCGATGCTCGCGTGGCGAGCAACATCAACCGCAGCGCTGTCCTTTTCCAGCTCCTGAAGAAGCTCCCCTGTCGAGGGAAGAACGTCACCTGGGACGCCAAGACCGGGACCGCGGCCCCCACGACTGCTCCGCAGGCCGAAGGCGCGGACGTCGTTGACTTCCTGGCCGACGACAAGCAGCCCGCCAGCTTGGCGATGGCTCACTACCACGACGCTTTCGCGGTGACCGGCTTCATGCAGGCCGTGGCCCGCAACACCGGCAACCCCGAAGAGCTGACAGACGCCATTCTGTCCGAGTTGAAGGACAGCACGGATCGACTGGGCGCCTCGATGGGCACTCACGTCTACACCGGCTCGGGCGCGGCCAACCAAGTTCTCGGGTTCTTCGATGCGACCGCGGGCGGCCTGCTCAACAGCGGCACCTACGCCGGCATCGACCGCAGCACCTACACGCAGTTCAAGGGCATCAACGTGGACGCCAAGAACCAGCGGATCAGCACCGGCCTGGTGCGCGAACTCAGCCGCGGCATCTACACGGCGTCGGGCAAGAACGTGGAGTTCTACATCACCACGCCGATCTGCTTCGACTTCCTCGCCGAGTCCCTCAAGGCTCAGCGCCGGTTCGTCCAAGATGTCAGCCTCTCCCGCGGGCTCATCAAGCTCGACGGCGGCTTCACGGCGGTCGACTTCGACGGTGTTCCGGTGTTCCGCGACGTGCGCTGCCCGGCCGGCTACTTCGGGGCGTTCAACTCCGAAGAGCACCTGATCCGCTACATGCCTCAGCCTACGGTTGAGGACTACAAGCGCGCGGAAGTCACCGCGACTCCTGAAGCGCAGCTCAAGGCTACCGGGACCGGCGCGATGGGCAAGATCGTCGAGCTCGCGAAGAGCGGCGACAAGACCAAGATCGGCATCTTCATCGACTGGCAGGTCCAGGCCCGCACGCCGAACGCCGGGGGCTTTATCCTCAACTGCCTCGAAAGCTAATCGGAGGTCACCATGGCACTACGACAAGTTTCGTTGGGCGACGTTGCCGCTGGGGCCGCTGGGTCTTGGATCGGCATCGGCGACCTCAAGAGCTGCTACGTCTA